CAGTGATCACCTCGTCGAGGTAGGCCACATCGTCCAGCCGGGTGGCCTGGCCGGCGGCGTCGCTCGGGCGATTGGCCCAGACGTCGAGCGCGGTGCGGCCCTTGTGCCTGAAGGTGAAGCCGATGGGGGCGGTCTGGTCCGAGCCCGGCACGGTGAGCTGCACCGTGGCCTTGAAGGTGGGCGACGGGTTGAGTTTGAAGGTGGGCATGGATCTGGTGATGGGGGGGTAGCCCTGCCGGTGGCTCAGTGCTTGAGCCACTGGCAGGGCCAGCTGGCAATGCACCCTGGCACGGCCCGCAGGCCGGCCGGGGCGGGCGGGGTCATCAGGTCGAGTACTGCGTGGCCGTGGCCGCGAAGGTGATGACGATCTGGTTGCGCAGCGTGTCGTCCTGGATGGTGTTGATGTCCCCCAGCGTCCAGTAGCCGTTGAACACGGTGCGGCTGTTGTTGGGGTAGATCATTCGGCAGGCCGTGGCCGTGGCCGTGGTGCTGGCGGCGCGCACGGTGGCCACCCAGGAGAGGGTCTCATCCGCGTACACCGGGAAGGTGGCGGTGACGGGGCTGCGCCGCGTGGGGATCTGCCGCTGGTTGCGGTCCTGCAGCGTGGTGACGTCTGCAAACTGCTGGTCGCCGCCGCTGATCTGGATGCCCGAGGTGATCTGGCTGATCGTGGTCCAGGCCGTGATGCGGCGGATGGTGCCCGTGCCCGTGCCGGCGGGGTAGGCCGTGGTGTCGTTGGTGAAGATGTTCTCCAGCGTCACGTCATTGACGCTGACCACGCTGACACGCGCAATGCGGCCGGTGAGCAGCGTCCAGCCGGATGTGATCTCGAGGAAGTCCCCGACGACCACGCCGTGACCGGCGGCCAGGGTGGCCACGGCAGGCGTGCTGCTCGTGGCCGAGTTGGTGATGGCGGTCATGTTGACCGCAGTCCCGTAGGTCGACGCAATGGCGACCTGGGTGCCGACAGCGAGGGTGATGGACATGGTGTGTCCCTCCGTTCAGGTGGTGATGGAACTCAGCGCGCCGAAGTGGCGCAGGGTGTAGATGGCGGTGGCGGCGCCGATGCGCTCGTCGAGCGCGTCGTCGTCCCACTGCAGGTCGTGGTCGGTGCTCACGCGCACCTCGGCAGCGGCCAGGGCGGCGCTGCCGGTGATGCGGGCGTGCACATCCGCCAGGAGGGTGGCCACCGCTTCATCGGCCGTCACACCCGAGGCAGCGCGAGCAATGCACTCCACGCCGACCGTGGTGGTCCATTCGATGGGCGAGGCCCCGCCCAGCATGGCCTGACGGCCCCGGCTGCGCAGCAGGTACAGGCTCACCTGTTGAGCCACCCCGGCCGCCAGGGGACGGTTGCGCTGGCGTTGCAGGTTGCCGGCGGCCAGGGCCGGGGCGGCGGTCAGGTCGGCCTCGATGAGGTCGAGCAGGGTGCGGTGGATGGGGGTGGGCATGGTCAGGCCACCTCCAGCTCGAACACCACTTCGCCGTTGCCGTTGGGCCGGGCATCGGCGATGACGAAGCTGCCCTCGTCCGCCACCACCACCACGCGGCCCACCCAGGGCGCGGCCGGGGCTTGCGCCACGATCACGCGCAGGGTGGGCCGGGTGGCCACGGCGCCAGCGTAGCCCAGCGCTGCCTCGGCCGCCGGGCGGTCGAACAGGCCGAGCACCGCGGTGCCGTCGATGGTGGCGGCCTGGGCGAACTCGTCGGCCGAGTACCAGGCCGTCAGGTCTTCAGCGAAGGCCATGATGCGTCAGGCGTACTTGGGGTGGAACTTGACGTTGGCCGCCACCACCGCCGGGCCGGTGACGATGGTGCCCACCACGCGGATGAAGCCCTGCACCGCCGAGGCGTTCACGCAGCGCTTCTGCGCCTGGTTGGCTGCGCCGGCAGCGAAGGCGCCCTCCTGCGGGGTGATGCCGGTGCCACCGGTACCGCCCGAGTCGCTGGCGTGCTCGATGGTCCAGGTGATGGAGCCTGTGAGGGCGCCGGTCTGGACGGTGACGGTGATGTCGCCCTCGGCGGCGCGCACATCCACCCACGCCGAGGTGGCCGCGGCGGTATTGGCCGCGCTCACCGGGTCCAGCAGCTTGGTGATGGCCGCTGCCTGGCCCTGGTTGTGCATCATGGTCAGGAAGCTCCTGCTTTGCCGGCCTTGCTGGCCGGCGCGGGCGCCGGTGCAGGGTCAGCAGGGGTGAAGGTGTCCGCCGCGTCGATGAACTCGACCTTGCGGTACATGGCCAGCTCGTGGGCCAGGGCGCGGGGCAGCTGCAGCACGTCGTCGGGCTCGGGGTCGGCCTGACCCGGCAGCACGAACTGCAGCAGCACACGCACGGCCACCAGGGGCTGCGCCACCACTGCCGCAGCAGCAGCCGGCGCCGCAGCGCCGGCCACCACGGGCATGTCGTCGGTGGTGATGGCCATGGCGATCAGGTGATGCTGGTGCGCTGCGTGAAGGCCGCGGCGTAGCGCAGGCCCACGTCGATGCTCACCATGGCGCGGATGCCGATGATCCCGGCCTGGAAGTTGGCGTAGGGGTTGGTCTCCACTTCGAGCACGCCCCACTCGGCCACCACCACCTGGCTCCAGTCGCCGAACAGCGCGGTGGCTGCGGTGATCTGGTTGCTGCTCATGGCGTTGAAGCCCGCCACCTGGCCGTCCCACAGGTTGCCCATCCAGAGCGGGGTGTCGGTGTTGGCGAAGCGCGAGCGCTGCATCAGCAGGGCCGCCACCGCGGGGGTAGTGACGTAGCCGCCGGCGGCCGGCATCACGTTGGCCGTGGCCACGTCCACCTGCATGCTCAGCACGTTGGCATAGGCGATGCTGGCTGCCGTGCCGGAGCCGATGCCGGCCGTGTTGGTGATGCCGGTGGGCTGGCCCGAGGCGCCCGAGCCGTTGAGCACGCCGGCATCCACCGCAATGGCGCACACGGCGCCCAGGTCGGCGGTGACGATGCCTTCGGCGCTCGGGTCGCTCTGCAGCAGCAGCTGGCGGCTGATCTCGGTGTAGGCGCCCACGGTCTTGGGGCTGAGCGCCATCTGGCCGAAGGTCTGCTGGCTCTCGGTGGCGGTGCTGGCCTCGTTGGCCAGCCACACGGCCGTGGCTGCAGCAGTCTGGCGCGGGATGGTCACGTTGCCGGTGAGGCCGGTGAGGCTGCGCGCGCCCATGCGGTAGGCCACCGAGCGGTTGCGCAGCACCTCGATGAAGGACATGTTGTCCGTGCCCACCAGGAAGCCGCCCTGGGCCGCGGTGCCGACGGTCACGTCCCGCTGCTGCGGGTCAGCCCAGGCGCCCAGGTTGCGGGCGCCGCGGTGGCTGCGCGCTTCCATCACGTCGAAGGGCACGAAGAACTTGAATTCTTCGGGCGCGCGGCCCAGGGCCTTGGCGACGGCATTGGAGCACTCCAGCTCGAAGCCGGCCTTGCTCCAGTCGCCCTTGCTGGCGGCGGCGCGCAGGGCCTTGAAAAGGCTGTACTGCTTCACCTCCTTGCCGGTGAGGCCGAGCTGCGCGGCGCTCTTCTGCGGGTGGGCGTCAGCGCGGCTCTGCAGGATGGCCAGCACGTCTTCGCTCACGCGGCCGAAGTCGGCGCCCGAGCTGATCCACATGTTGACCGTGGCCTCGGGGATGCTGTTGGCCTTGGCCACGTTGCGGATGCCGTTCACGCGCTGCTGCTCCAGCTCCAGGGCGCTGGGGCCCTGGCGCGGCTGGGCCGGCACGGAGCGGGTGTCGGTGGAACCGGCGCCACCGGCAGAGCCGCTGGTGCCGTCGTTGGCCAGGTCGGCCAGGGGGTGACGCTTCGTCTTGAACACAGGATCTCCTTGGGGAGTGGTTGCCGCGGGTGCGGCGGGGGTGACGGCAGCCGAAGCCGCCGGATTCGGGGGTGAGGTATGCGAGCGGCCCACGCCCACGCCGTTGTCGGCGGGCACGGTGACCAGGCTGTTTTCGAGCGGCTCCCAGTCGGTGACCAGGTAGACCGGGGTGTCGTCGGCGGCGCGCTCGAGCGGCGCGCCACCGGCGATGACATCGATGTCGCGGCGCAGGCGCTGCAGGTCGCCGTGCAGACGTCCGGATGCATCGCGGGTGAGCGCGCCTTGCAGGGCGCGCTCGAAGGCGGCGCCGTCGAGCACGCGCTCGATCTGGCGGCCGTCTTTCGCGGTGGTCTTCTCCACCACCTGGTGGATCTGGTAGCCGACCGAGGCCTTGGTGAGCACGCCCGACTCCACCAGGCCGATGGCATCGCGGCCG